CCCGTGGAACGCAACATTATTTTCGTTGCTCAAATGGGAGATACGAAAACGGTATAGGACAATAGGCAATAAGCCCCGGAAAACAAAGCCGGGGTTTTGCCGTTTATATACATGAGATTACAAACGTTTGGCAATGCACCGGAAAAGCCGTAAATTTGCCCCGTGGTTGAAAGATAACCATTAAGACGATAAAAGTATTGAGTTAATAACAAAAGCCTCTTAAAATGGAAATTCCCCGCAAATAACTTGTAAAGGGTAAACACGTTTTAAGGAGGGACGGGATAAGAAAAGACATAGAGCCGGAAAGGAACCAAAGGGAGAAAGGGAAAAGGAACCGAGGAACCGAAACGATGTTTAAGACATTAGGCGCAAAGGTCGATTTTTTAACCCGTTTGAACATTAAAAGAGGTTGAACGATGGAAAAATTGAAAACGGGTAATAGGAGCCGGAAACCCGCCGGATATAATAAGCGTACCGAGGAACAACGGGATTATGACGTTGCGTTTTGTTCTAATCTGTTTTTACGTGGTTATTCATACCGGGAAATAGTGGCGGCGTTGAATGCTGATTTAGCGAAACGGGAAACGGGTTATACTATTTCGTTGGCAATGGTTTATTACGACTTGCAACAATGCCTTATCGAATGGAAGCGGGAACGGTTGGATAACATAGACGAATATGTTACACAAGAATTGCGTAAATTGGATATAATGGAGGTGCAAGCATGGGAGGCGTGGGAGGCGTCGAAAACCGGAAAGATGCGCACCAAAGAGAAAACCAACAAAGGGCGACCAATCAAAACCGATGCCGAGGATGGCGACCCGGAATATTACGGGTACAATGAAACCGCAACCGAAACGTCCGCCGGGAACCCCCGGTTTTTGGATTTGCTTTTGAACATTCAGCAACGCAGGGCAAAAATGTTAGGGTTTGATGCACCCGTTAAAATTGAGATACCCGGATATAACGCCACGACCGACGACGATAAACCAAAGTACGACGTTAAGGCAATCCCGGACGATATGTTGTTTGCGTTGGCTGATAAACTGCAATCCGCCGAATATCAAAAGGCATTGTTGGAGAAAGGAGGGGCGCAATAATGGCAAAGAGATTAACCGCACCCCGTCCGGGAACCAAGCAACCGGAATGGCAAACCGAGATTTGCGACACGTGCCGTTTTTCGGAATGGATAACGGACGACCATAGACACCGGGATTTAAACGGGAACCCGATTTGTTTACGTTGCCCGCATTATCAATATTACATTGTCCGAGGTCGCCGGGCGTGTTCTAAATGGGAGAAAGGAGCAAAGCAATGAACAACGAACAATTATTGCAGATGTACGACGCAATCCGCCAACAACCGGATTTGCTTGTTAAAGCCGCCGCCCGTAAACGCCTTATCAACTTTGCCCGGTATATGCAACCGGATTTAGTATTAGAGCCGTTCCACGTCGTTTATTATACGTTGTTGGATATGTTTGCGCACGGCAAAATACGAAAGATGATTGTACAACAACCGCCCCAACATGGCAAATCGGAGGGGTCGAGCCGAAAGTTACCCGCATTCATGGAGGGATTGAACCCGGATTTAAAAATTATGATAGGTTCATACGCCGCCACGATTGCACGGGATTTCAACAGGGACGTTCAACGTATCATTGACACGCCCCGGTATCGTGAATTGTTCCCCGGCACGTATCTAAATGGTTCCAACGTCGTAACGATGGCAAACACGTATTTACGCAATAGTGATGTTATCGAAATGGTAGGGCGTAAGGGGTCGTTGCGTGTTGTGGGGCGTGGCGGTTCGTTGACCTCTAAAACCGTGGACGTGTCTATATTGGACGACGTTTATAAGGATTACGCCGAGGGTAACAGCCCGATAGTACGGGCGGCGGCGTGGAAATGGTACACAACCGTTGTTCGTACCCGTTTGCACAACGATAGCCAAGAACTTATAGTATTTACCCGATGGCACGACGACGATTTAATAGGGCGCATTGAAAAGAGCGGGGAAATAATCATTGATGTAACCCGTTGGGCTGATTTGGATAACATACCGCCGGGGGCGTGGGTACGCATAAACTTTGAGGCGTTGAAAACCGGGGAACCGACCGAGATAGACCCCCGCCCGGTTGGGGCTGCATTATGGGAGGGACGGCACAACCGTATGAAGTTGGAAGCGCAAAAGGCATTAGACCCGGTACAATTTCAATGCCTCTATCAAGGCAACCCCGGTTCCGCAGAGGGTCGATTATATCAACCGTTCAAAACGTGGGTTGAAAAATCCGATTACGGCACGTACATACGTTCCGGCGCATACATAGACGTTGCCGACGAGGGGGACGACCTTTTGTTTGCCGCCACGTATGACGTCTATAAATCCGACAACATGGTTTTCAACGAAAAGACAAAACGGATGGAACCGTTGTTATTCGCCCTAATTACCGATATGGAAATGACGGACGAAAACACGGACGTAACAACCGTAACCGTCCCGGCGATGATAAACCGCAACGGCACGCAAAAAGCATGGGTTGAGAGTAACAACGGCGGGGCGGGTTTTGAAAAGGTTATCAAAAAGAAAGTCCGGGCGATTACAGACCCGTTTTATCAAGGGGGTAACAAGGAAAGCCGGATAATCACTAATTCCGCAATGGTAAACCAACATATAATTATGCCGTTCGGATGGGAAACCCGGTATAAAGCCGTTTACGACCATGTTACAACCTTTTTGCGTAATTTCGATGCGAACACGCACGACGACCCGGAGGACGGATTAACCGGGATTTACGAAAAAGAGATTGCCGACGGTAATATACAGCCATACGCACACGCAAACCGAGGCGTAAAACGTCGCAATTAGCATTATTTTTGAGATATGCAAGATTGTAACCGAAAAAGTTTATAACTTTGTAGCGAAAACAAAGGGCAAAGGGACAGCCCGGAGATAGTAAATAATAGTTTTAACGTTAAAAATTGAATTTATGATTACTTGTAAGTGTCCGGCGGCGGCTTCATTGCCCGATATTCCCGCCGTTAAATGTGCCGAAAGTTTCGGGCAAATCCAAAAGGTAGCGTTTCAACGTCTAACCAAAGACGATGGAAGCAAAAACAGTTTTACGAGCGAAAAGGCAATTACTTTGCTTGCATCATGGACGCCGTTATTGTCGGCGGCTGATAGCACAAAAATTGTTGTTTCCCCGTATATCCAAGCCCCGACCAACGAAGCCGGAGCCGCCCGAACCTTTGGCGGCGGTAACGAAACATTGGGAGGCGTTGAGGAAATTATAGGGCGTGAACCTAACCCGTTCACGGGCGTAATGCGTAAAATCCCCCAATCAGTAATTAAGGCAATGAAAGAATTGCAATGCGAAAGTTGGGCGGACAATTTGGGCGTCTATCTGTTTGACGAAAACGGAAGTATTGAAGCAATTCAAGACGAAACGACCCCGACAACGTATTATCCTATTCCAATTCGTTCTTTGTTCATTGGCGACAAAACGCACGGCGGATTGGAAGCCCCGGACAGCAACGCAATACAATGGGCGTTTTTGCCGAACTATTCGGACGACCTCACAATTGTAACCCCGGATTTCAACCCGCTAACCGATTTGAAACCCGCAAACGGTTGACGATATGGCGGCAAAGGTTACAAAGGTTAAATTAGTTTGTCCGCCGCATGGTTTAACCGATGAATTTGAGATTAAGCACGCCGAAAGGTTGTTGCGGATGCCAAACAACGGCGGTTGGCAGTTACCCAAAGACAGCGATTTTAAATTTACCAACGACAATGGGATTGAGTATAAACGAAATAAAAAAACGGATAACGGAGCCGAAAAAGCGTAAGACGATAAACAAAGCCGTTTATCATCAACAACGCATTAATTTTCACGCCCGCACCCGTATTACGTCGTTTGACATTTGCCAACCGGTTACGGACTTTATGGCATTTGTTTCTAACCTATTGCCGCATGACAAATTTAAGATGTTCAAAACATTGTTCCGTTACCCCGTTAAGACAAACGAGGTAACGGGCGTTTGTTTTGATAAGTTGAGCCGGATTTTTGACGGTCGTAACCCGGCGTTCAATTATCAATTCCAAAACCCGGAACAAAGGGACGATTGGGAGTATTACCGCCAAGACGTATTACACGAACCGGAAATTTGGAGTACAAAAGGATGGGAGTTTTTCCAAACCGAAATAAATAGCGTTCTAATTGTCGATATGCCGAGCGAACAAAACCCCGCCGACAAATACCCGCAACCGTATTTCTATTGGTTGCCTATTGCATCCGTGATTGATTACAGAGCCAACCCGACGACGGGGGTAATGGATTATATCATATTTAGGCAAGACGGCGAACGTATCGCAGTAATTGACGACGAACGTTATAGAGTATTCAGAGAGGACAAAAACCACAATATCGGCGAATTGCTGATTGATAACCCGCACGACGTCGGTTATTGTCCCGCCCGTTTCTTTTGGAACGAACCGTTGAGTTTATCGGAACCCGACGTTAAGCAATCCCCGCTAACCAAGCAATTGGAGGCGTTGGATTGGTTTTTGTTTTACCATATCAGTAAGCGACATTTAGATTTGTACGGTGCATATCCGATATATTCCGGTTACGAACAATCATGCGATTTCAGTAACGGCGAAAATGGCGATTATTGCGACGGTGGGTTTTTAAAAGACAAACAAGGGTTTTACAGATTGGACGCCGCCGGGCTTTTGATGCGTTGCCCCAAATGCGGGGATAGTCGTATTAACGGCGTCGGTTCGTTCGTTGAAATACCAATACCGGACGGGGATAAACAACCCGATTTGCGTAATCCGGTGCAAATGCTAACCGTTGACCGTGGGAGTTTGGATTATAACGTTGAGGAAGAAAACCGCCTAAAGAATGACATTATTACGTCGGTTGTTGGAACCAACGAGGAAATAACCACACGGGACGCATTGAACGAGCAACAAATACAAGCGAATTTTGAGAGCCAAAGCACGGTATTAAACCGAGTAAAGAAAGGATTTGAGGCGGCGCAACAATTCGTCGATGAAACCGTTTGCCGTTTGAGGTATGGCGGTTTGTTCGTTTCTGCAAAAGTCAATTACGGCACGGAGTTTTATTTATCCAACGCAACGGAGTTACGGGAACGTTACAAAGTGGCAAAGGAAAGCGGCGCAAGCGAGGCGGAATTAGACGCCCTACAAAACCAAATTATCGAAACGGAATACCGGAACAATCCAACCCAATTGCAACGTATGTTGACGTTGGCGGAATTGGAACCGTACCGACATTTAACCCGTAACGAGGTATTGGATTTGTACGGCAAACAGATTATCAGCGAAAACGATATGCGTATAAAGTTGAATTTTGCTAACTTTGTACGCAGATTTGAGCGTGAATATTTGAACGTGTTAGAGTTTGGGTATAATATGCCGTTCAACTCTAAGATAAATTTTATAACAAATAAATTTAACGATTATGCGAGTGAAAGTAAGCGAGGGCAAAACTAAAGACGTTGCGATTATCGACGTTACGCCCGAAAATTACATTGTCCCCGACAATGAGAAACATTTGTATCATTGCGTTATCGAAATTAAGAAATTTGATAGCGAAACGGGCAAACGGTTGTCAATCCCCCGTATTCAGAAATTCGGCAAAAAAGGCTATGAAAACAGCATTGCCGAGCATTTGAAAAAGCAGGGTTACACGATTACCGTATTGCACGACCCCAACGAGTACATGAAAGCGAAAGCCGAGGCGGACGAAAAGGCAAAGGCAGAAAAAGCCAAAGCCAACGCCGAGAAAGCCGCCGCCGATGCCAAAGCGAAAGCCGAGGCGGACGCCAAAGCCCGTGCCGAGGAAAAGGCAGCGTTGAAAGCCGAGATTTTGGCAGAACTGAAAGCGGCGGGCGTTATTCCGGCGACAACTGCAAAGGAACCCAAAGCCGATGCCAAAGCGAAAGCCGAGGCGGACGCCAAAGCCGAGGGCAAAAAGTAACCGAATATTCATTTAATAATCAAAGGGAAAGATTATGGCATTAACGATTGATGTTTTAAGAGCGAATGCGGCATTAGCCGGATTGACCGACGAACAATTGACAGCGATAACCACGTTATCCGTCAACGACGAAAATAGCGTAATAGCGAAGAAAACCGGGGAAATTTACGGCGGTTTGGATGCGGACATTTTAGCCGTGTCCGGTATCGCAAAGAACGGAACCGAAAAAACGTTTGATTACGCCAAACGAGTATTAACCGAGTTCAAAACCAAAGTTGAGGGCGCAAACGGTCTGCAATCACAGATTGACAGCCTAACCAAAGAAAAGGCACGTTTGGAAAAAGCCATTGCCGACGGTGCGACGGATGCGGAAACCGCAAAGGCATTGAAGCAAGCAAAGGCAGATTTGCAAAGCGTTACGACCCAATACAACGACCTCAAAAGCAAATACGATGAAGCCGAACAAACCCACACAAAGGAAGTGTTTGGCATTCGTGTTGAAACGGCATTGCAGACAGCAACCGCCGGGTTGAAGTTTAAGGCAGGATTGCCGGAAAGCGCAACAAAGGTTTTGTTGGGTCAAGCAATCGAAAAAATTAAGGGTATGAACCCGGAGTTTATCGACGACGGCAAAGGCGGCAAAATGTTAGCGTTTAAGGACGAAAACGGCGCAATTATGCGCAACCCGAACAATCAGTTGAACCCGTACACCCCCGGCGACCTTTTGACCCGTGAATTGGAAACAATGGGTATTTTGGATAAGGGACGCCAAGCGGCGGGCGGCGGAACGGGCGCACCAACCGGAGCCGGGGCGGGCGGTAATGTTACCGTTGACATATCCGGCGCAAAAACAAGGGTTGAGGCATACGACGCAATCGCAAACACTTTGCAACAACAAGGTTTGCAGATTGGAACGGCTGAATTTGACGCCGGAATGAAACAAGCATGGCAGGACAACAATATTGCTGCATTGCCGGAAAAGTAAAAGACAACACGGGTAAAGGGTAAACCCGCATTTATAAACAATTTAATTTTTTAAACAATGAGTTTAATTGCAACAAGAGTACAGAATTGGCGGATAGAGAACCCGGAGTTAGACCGTAATATGTTCCGCCCGTGTGAGTACGGCGCATTGGATTTCTTTATTGAGCAAACCAACGCCCCCAACTCAATCATTAGCCCTAATTTGAGAGATAGGGCGTTAGTAAGTATCGGCAACACGGTACAAGTTCCGGTTATCAATTATGACGAAAACGTACAAGTTAGCAACGTGCGTTCATGCGTTATTGCTGATAATGAAAATACGTCCGCATTGGTAACGCTTGTTTGGGCTACTTATGCAATCGGGTTTACAATGGTTCCGGCGGCATACTCAAACAATGAGATTTCGTACCAACACGATTTTATGCGTAAAATGGAGAAAACAACCCGTGCGTTGGCGGATGCTTTGGATAAAGGAGCCGTTGCCGCATTGGAAGCGAACAAAACGCAGGTTTTCAAAACTTTGCTCAACTACACGCAGACCGGAAACGTGGTACAAGTTCCAACCCAAATGGCAACCGAGATTTTGGGCGACATTAACCCAATTATGCGGGCGAATTGTTACCCGGAATATATCCACCTTATCGCAAATGCGGGGGTTGATAGCCTAATACGCAAGTTGGCGCAACATGGCGTTTACAACGACGTTAATAAGCGCATGGAATACGACAACAAAGTATTGCATTATACTAACAACGTAACAGACGAAGCGGGTAAAATGGGAACAATGTTTGCCGTTGCCGATGGAAACGTTGGTATCTTAACCCGTGTTGACCGTGAGGCATACCGCCGCACCCGTGCGAATTTCCACGAATGGGACATTGTACGATTGCCGTACATTGATTTGCCCGTTGGTTCGCATTATTATACCGCCGTGGGCGACCAATCGGCGATTATGGGCGACGCAACCGCCGATTTGACGTGTGCGGTTAAGGAGTATTTCGGATTTAGCGTTGATGTTGCCTACATGGTAGCATATAACAGCAAACCGGACACCGTGGCAAATCCGATTATCAAAGCCGAGATTGCAGCACGCAACCCGAACGAACCGTTAGGAATGCCCGTATATGTAACCAACGCCGGGGAATTTCCCGCCGGGGGTGCAGGCGCATAAGCCGGGAAACGGAACGATTATTTAACCGAGGGGACGGGGTGGTTATCCCCGCCCCCTTTTTAATTTTACGCAGTATGTACCGGATTAAAGAGATACAAGATAAATTATTAAACGTCGTTGGTTGGGAGCAATCATATAATCCCGCCGAGGCAATCGCCGAACGGTTGACAGAAACCGAAAGCGGGTTATATTTTCAAGGGGCGCACCCGCTTGTAACGTTGGATAATATGGCGGCAATCGTCCCGGACAATTGGGGCTTTCAATACCCGGTTTGGAACGATACAAAGGAATGGAAAGCCGAAACCGTGGTACAATACGCCAACGATGCGGCGGGCAAACCTTTGTATTGGGTTGCTTTGGTTGATAACGTCGCCGAGGTTCCCGCCGAGGGTTCGACCTTTTGGGAGAAATACAACATATTGTCCGACTATTTGGAGCGTTTGACCCGCAACGGAATTTCCACGGCGGTACAAACGTTTACCCAAATAAAGGGGTTGGATAAGGAAACAAAGAACCTATTGGAACGGCGCACGTTCTTTGACGGTGCGGGACGAATAAGAGCAACCCAACCGAATAATCATAAGTTGGTAGGGTTTGAGATTATCCCGGTGCGGGCGATGGGAGTAACTGCACAAATACACCGTGTAGGCTTGCAAATGACGGGCGGAACCGGGATTGTGAAATTGTATCTATTCCATAGTTCGCAGATTGACCCGATAAAAACGTTTGATTTGAATTTTACGCTAACAAATGGCGGCTTTCAATGGTTTACGTTGGAAGATTGTTTTTTGCCATATATAAGCGACGCAAACAACGCCGGGGGTGCGTGGTTCCTTTGTTACAATCAAGACGATTTGCCCGCCGGGATGCAAGCAATTAACGTGTCGAAAGATTGGAGCGGCGAACCGTGCGGAACGTGTACCGGGTACGGCAATATTGAGGCATGGCGGCAATTGACAAAGTATTTGCAGATTTCCCCGTTTATGTACAACGCCCCGGAAACATTCGCCGAATACCCGGAGTTGTGGGATATAGCGTACACGATGTACACTAATACGCTAAATTACGGGTTGAATTGTGAAATTACCGTTGGTTGCGACCTAACCGATTTTATCGTTGAACAACGGGCGATTTTCCAAACGGTAATACAACGCCAAGTTGCGGCAATCGCTTTGCGCACGTTGGCAATGAACCCCAACGTAAGGGTCAACCGGAACCAATCCAACGCCTCTAAAATGGAAATATTGTACGAGTTGGACGGGAACGTTGAGGGACGCCCCGGCGGTTTGGGTTATGACCTTAAAAAAGCGTTTGAGGCTTTGCGATTAGATACGCAAGGGATTGACCGTATTTGTTTGAGTTGCAACAACCGGGGCGTTAAGTACCGGACAACGTAATTGCATTATGGCGGGGTTACAATCAATAATTGATTTACGCAACCGGGTTAATACGTTTAACGACGGGTTGACGTCCGGGTTGATTATACGGGAAATAATCGACGACGGAATGACAACGGCGTTTATCATTGATGCCAACGCCGAGGAACAATTATTTGAACAAGGTATTAACCGATTGGGCGTTGAGATAATGGATTATCGACCTTATACCCCGCTAACAATAGCCATTAAGGAGGAAAAGGGACAACCGACGAACCGGGTAACGTTACGGGATGAGGGCGATTTTGAGAGTAGTTTTTATTTGGAAGTCGGCGACAAACAATTTGAAATTAAGGCGTCGGATTTCAAGACGGAAGATTTGATAAAAAAGTACGGGCGGCAAATATTGGGATTGACGAACGAAAACATTGCTAAACTGATTTGGCAATACGTTTACCCGGATTTGCTAACCAAAGCAAAAAAAACGATATACGGAAATGGATAGAGTACCGATTATAAAGAACCCGGAATTATTCGACCGGGTTATTGCAAATATTCAAAAGGGATTGGCGGACGGGTTGCCGTGGCTTAATTATTCCTTTGGACGTTCGGAACGGTTGGTTAAGTCCATACAAGGAAAACGATATTACACGCCCAATATTTACGTCGGCGGCAATGAATATATGTTGATTGCCCCGGATAGTAATATAGGGAATTTTTCGTTTTTCGTGTTGGACGACCCGCAACAAATTGATTGGTTCCCCGGCGAACAAAACAAATATACAACGCCGTTTTCGGTTATCTTTTGGTTTGATATGCGCACGATAACCAACGACCCCAACAACCGGAATACGGAGGCGGTCAAACAACAAATCATGCGGGTATTGAATGGCGGTATTTGGTTGCGTTCCGGTTCCATGACAATAAACAGAGTGTACGCAAAGGCGGAAAACATATTTGCCGGGTTCACTTTGGACGAAATAGATAACCAATTTTTAATGCACCCGTTCGCCGGGTTCCGGTTTGCCGGGGAATTGGGAATTGATGAAACGTGTTTAACTGATTAAAACAAAGTGTATGCAAGCATTTTTATTTTATACGGTCGTGGTTGCTTTGGTTGCTGCATTCGGTTTGACCTTGTTACGCAAATGGCAGGTTATCGAATGGGTACAAGTCCACGGCAACGAGTTTTTCGCAAAGATGTTTAATTGCGATTTCTGTTTGTCCTTTTGGGCGGGGGTTGCTTTAGCAATCCTTTTGGCGTTTATAACCGGGAACCCGACGTTGTTGTTGGTTCCCTTTTGTTCCACAATGATAACCCGTTTTTTGCTATGAAAACCGTTAAGATAGGAGAACGAACCGTTGAGATATACGACGCAATCGACGAATTGCCGATGTTGCGATTTCATAAGTACAATAAAATGTTGTTAGTTGATGCCGGGATTGGTTCCGATTTGCAGGATTTCGACACGCATATTGAAAAGGCAATAAGATACGCCCGGAGTAAAACCCCCGAATTGGCGGCAATCGAATTGGATAATATGCGGCAAAACGTGTATTTCATTCAAACCGGAATAAGCCCAAAGCATTTGGCGTTTGCCGTGTTGGTTAAATCAATCGACGGGGAACCGTACAACGATTTATCCGACGATGGATTGCAAAAGGTCGTCGATATGTTCGGCGATGTTCCCGTTAAAGAGTTGACCGCCCAAATGGAAGCGGTCAAAAAAAAAATAGATGAAGAATTGCAAATGTATTTCCCCCGGTTGTTCGACGATGCGACGGTTAAAGAGTATTACGACGAATTGCGCAACCGCACAATGTTAATGTTGGATGCCATTATAAACGGCGATACAGAGGACAAACGGGCGGAAATTGATAAAATAACGACGATGTTGTTGTTATATAATCGCCCGGTTGTTTTTAGCGGTTCCGATAACATGGAAATTCAGTACGATAAACAATTTGAAAATATGTGTTTAACCATATCGCAACATTTGCACGTACCGGAACCAAAGAAATACACCGTATTGGAGTATTACAACGCATTTGAGCGGATAAAGGAGTTGTTGAAACCAACCAAAAATAAAAACGGCGTAAAATAAGGCGATTTGCGGCGTTGTTTTTCTTTGGTTGATTAACTACATGGAAAAGAAAAGATAATTTAATACGGGGCAAATTGCCCGCAAATAACGTTAAGTATGGCAGATAATAACAACCCTATAAAATATAGCGACCTTGTAAGCCCGGACGATTCGATTACAAAGTTGATTAATCAGTTAGACCAACTTTCCGACGCCTATATGAACACTCTAAAAAATATAAAGAGTGAGGCGATAACGGTTAAGGCTGCATTGGAGGGCGTAAGCGGGGCGACCGAAAACGGACGTAAAACAATCCGGGGGGCGTCCGCCGATACCGACAAATTGACACGGGCGGCAAAGGATTTGGCGTTTGCGGAAAGCGAGAACGCAAAACGGTTGGCGGAATTGAAGCAAGCGCAAAAAGAGGCGAACGAATTAAACAAGTTGACAACCCGGTTGAACCAATCCGCCGAGGGTTCATATAATCGTTTGTCCGCTCAATACTCAATCAATAAAATATACCTCAATAATATGACGGTTGAAGAAAGGGAGGCGACCGAGGAGGGGCGCAAATTGGTTGCCGAAACAAAAGCGATTTACGAGGAAATGAAACGGTTGCAGGAAGCGACCGGGAAAACGTCGTTAAACGTGGGTAACTATTCCGATGCCGCCAAAGGTTTGACGACCCAAATAGAGAACCAAACGAAACAATTAGCATTGTTACGATTGGAGGGCAAACAAGGAACCGCCGAATATCAGCAATTGAGCAAAGAAACCGCAATATTACGGGATGCGGTCAAGGATGCAACCGCCGAGATTACCCGCATGGCGTCCGATACGTCCAATTTGGATGCGGTATTGAGTTTTGCGGCGGGTGCGTCCGGTGGGTTCGCTGCATTTACCGGGGCAATGGAATTGTTCGGGGCGGAAAGTGAGGACGTGCAAGAAGCGCAAAAGAAGTTACAGGCGGCAATAGCCATTACAACCGGGGTGCAAGCCATACAAAACGCAGTACAAAAACAATCCGCAATTATGTTGGGTATTTCCCGGCTACAAATGGCGGCATTGAGCAAAGCGCAAGTTTATAACCGCCTTGTTACCATGCAGGGAACAAAGGCAACATTGGCGGCTACAATTGCGCAAAAGGCTTTCAATCTGATTGCCGCCGCAAATCCGTATGTTCTTTTGGCGTTGGCATTGGTTACGGTTGTGGGGGCTTTAGTTCTGTTTGCATCTAATACCGATAAATCGGCAAAGAACCAACAAAAACTTAACGAGGCGCAAAAGGCGTGGTTGGATTATTTGGAAACCGAGGCAACCGAAATGAACCGGGTTAGCAACGAACGTGTCGCCCAATTGAACCGGGAATTAAACATTGCTAAAGCCCGTAACGCTTCATTGTCTGAAACCCGAAAGATTGAGGACGAAATATTAGCCGAGCGCACAAAGGCGCATAATAAAAGCGTTGGTTTTTACGGTCAAGAATTAAACGATTTGGAGGCAAACCGGGCAAAGTTGAAGCAATTAAACGATATGTTATTGCAGTTGAATAACGCCAAAGCCCGTGGGGATAAGAAAGTTTATATTGATGTTGATTTAGACGGTAAAATTGATAAAGTCAAGGTTGATGAAGCAATTGAAGCCGTACAGGGTCAAATAGATAATACCGGGCGGGCGGTTGACATTGCCGTTAATCTAAAAACCGAGGGGGCGGATTTGGACGCCGAAAGAAAAATATTAGCCGCCCAACGCTTACAAGAAAACCGGGACGCCGCCAAAGCCGAAACCGACATATTACGGAAAGCCGAGGACGCCCGGATTGCTTTAATTAAAAACACGTTCGACCAACAACGGGCGCAACGCCAAGCCGCCAACGCCCGTGCGATTGCTGATATACAATTGCAGTTGAGAACGGAAACCAATTTAACGGTTAAGGCACGCAAAGCGTTGAACGACCAAATTGTTTTATTACGGGAACAATTGGCGGTTGATATGGTAAACATAGCCAACCAACAACGGGCGGCGGAATTATCCGCACAACGGGCAACGCAGGACGCCCAAATTGCATTAATGGCAGAGGGGGCGGAAAAGCAACGGGAACAATTGCGGGTTGAGTATGAAAGGCAGATACAAGACATTAACACCCGGTTAGAAACCGAGCGGGGATTAACTGAAACACAAGCTGCCGAATTGCTTAACCAACAATTACTTTTGCAACAACAATACGCAAAGAGTTTGGGAGAATTGAACGACCAAATTACAATAGACCAAATGCAAGCCGCCGCCGACCGGACGCAATTACAATTAGACGCCGCCCGTGAAGGTTCGCAGGAAGAAATAAATTTGCGCATTCAGTTGTTACAGCAACAACGGGCAATCGAATTGGCGCAAAATAGACAATTAGCCGAGGACGTGCGCCAATCCGAGGCGGATATAAACGCCAAATATGACGCCGAGGTATTGAAGCAAACGACCGAGTTAAACCAACAACGGGCGTTAATGCTTTTCGACCAAACGCAAGCGTTGGAGGCGTCCGAGTTTGATTTAATTCGTAATTCCGAGGAACGCAAAACCCGGTTCCGGTTGGCACAAGAAAAGGCACGGTTGCAAAAGATTTTAGAGTTGAACAAAGCGGCGGGCGTTAAAATGACGGATGCCGAGGTTAAGACAATCGAAAATACTATTGCGAAAATCGACCAAGAAATTGAGAAAAGCAAAGGCGACGAACGGGGAAACGATATTTACGGGTTGTTTGGGCTTAATTTGGACGACGACCAAAAGGAGGCAATAAGTACGTCCGTTTCCTTTGCCATTGAGCAATTAAACGGTTTTTTGGATGCAAAGGTACAAGCCGCCGACGCCGCCGTTTCCGCCGCCGACAAAGAGGTTGACGCAAGCCAACGCCGATTAGATGCGGAATTAGAGGCACGGGCGAACGGTTACGCCAATAACGTTGCAATGGCACAAAAGGAATTAGACCAAGCCAAAAAGAACCAAGAAAAAGCCCTAAAGGAGCAACAAAAGGCGCAAAAGGCACAACAAGCAATCCAAACAATCCAACAAATCGGAAACCTTGTAACGGCGTCCGCTTTAATATGGAGCCAATTAGGTTTTCCCTTTGCAATTCCGGCTATTGCGATAATGTGGGGTTCCTTTGCCGCCGCCAAAATTAAAGCCGCCCAATTATCCAAGTCCGCCAACGCCGGGGGTTCGGAAAGTTACGGCGATGGTACGGTTGAATTGTTGGCGGGCGGTTCCCACCAATCCGGGGACGATGTGGATTTAGGAACCAAGCCGGACGGAACCCGGAGGCGTGCCGAGGGCGGGGAATTTTTCGCCGTTATCAATAAACGTAATTCCCGCCGTTTCCGAAAACTTATTCCCGATGTAATAAAGTCGCTTAACAATGGTACGTTTACACGTAAATACATGGCGGCATACGACGGGGCAAACGGATTATCTGTAACTTTGCAGAATAATAACCCCGATATTTCCGACTTAAAAAATGACGTGCGAGAAATTAAGGAACAAAACCGCCGTCGTTCATTTGTTGACGGCAACGGAAATACGATTGTATTATATAAAAATTTGAAACGTAAAATCAAAAGTTGATATGAACCCAAAATATAGATTTATATTATCAACAACGGGCAATATGTACCCCGGCAACAATATAGATGAAAAGCCGGGTACGTATATGAGTAGTGCCGGAATTATGACTGCAAATGCGAGTTACTACACGTCCGGCAAACTCTATGTATCCGCAAATATGGATATTATATTGCGAATGTTTACAACAACGAATACTTTTAATATCGTTGCTTTTGATAGTTCAGATAATCCATTGCGAGGCGCAAACGTAACAAGTAATATAACGCAATTAATGTTGCCCGTTAATACGTCTTATATTCGTTGTTGTTCCGTTGGTTCCCAACAATCAATTATTAACGTAATTGGCGGTTCGCAAGTATTACCAACATATAAGGACGATTTGGCAAAGGAGTACGAATTAGAAACGAACCAACGATTTTACCGGGCGAAATTGTCCGGTAAATTGTCGTTTATCCGGGATGATTACGACTACATTAATAACAAGCCATTCGACACAACGTTTTTGTTGCTGATAGAGAAAAGCAACGACGGCGGGAAAACATGGACGTCGTATTATTCCGGGCAATTTATGAAAACCGATTGCACGTTTATTGACTATGATAAAAAAGTTACCGTACAACCGGACACGATAGACGAATATAATGACGTTTTAGCCGGGTTGGAGAAAGAATATAATCTAATAACATTAGCCCCGGAAATTCAACGGATAACGATAAACAAGCGTCCATTAATTCAAATATACGTTCCGGGGGATAGTGTTGTTTCTTGTTTTTTGGGCGGTACGAATTGGGAGCAAGACGCAAACGCCACGACCGACCAAAACGCATTAGTACAAACCTATCATTTTGCTTTGTGCAATATATTGAAAGAAATACAAATTACGTCCAACGGTTCCCCGGCGGTAATATCCGGGCTTTATACCGGACGAATGGCAACGGGTGCAAGTGCGGACGCATTCGAGGGGAAATTATACCCGGAATTGAATGTTAATTATTATATCTATATTTCACAACAACGAATTGACGGCGTGCCGTTTGGGGTTGCATTGGTTGAGATACGCCGACGTTCGGACGACGTGGCAATGTTCCGTTATCAAAAGGTTACAACGTCCCCGTTTGATACGTTGGAGTTTGATTTAACCGCCGTCGAGGGTTCCGGGGCAACCGGAACAATGCACGCCGATATGAAAAGTTATAATATATACGCCCGGTATTTGTGCGACGTGGAGAAAATCGACGACCTTAATACATATCCATTGCCCGCCGATGATATAGTTGATAATAACCGTAATTATAGGCGTGCGATTGGTTACGCAATCGACGTGGCGTTTATTTCAAACAACTTTTCAGATACCCCGACCGAGTGGGGATTAGCGGACAACGGAAAGTATTTTGCGCCGCCTTATTCCATATACGGACAAACGTTTTATCCAATCGCCCGGTCAACGTGGCGTTATGCGTCGTTGTGGTTTGGGTTTTATTTGATGGATTGGATATTAGAGGAAAAAGCACGAAAAGCATATACTTTGCGGAATGCGTTCCCGGTTGCGTCTTGTATATCCGTTTTGCTCAATCAGATTGCACCGGGTATAACACACGCAGCCACGGCGGAATACAGTCAATTTTTATACAGCGGTAACAACCCAATATCCGGGTTGAATTTCCGTTTGCTTGTATCACAGAAAACCAATATTATAAACGGGGAATATCAGCAACCCGCACAAAAAGCCCCGACGACCTTACAACAATTTACCAATATGTTACGGGATTGTTTTAAATGTTATTGGTTCATTGAGGACGGCAAATTTAAAATCGAACATATCCAATATTTCCGCAATGGCGGTTCCTATTCCGGCGGGGCTATATTAAGCCACGATTTGACAAAGGAATTGAATTTGCGCAACGGGAAACCGTGGGCGTTCAACACGTCGGAATATTCGTTTGATAAGGTCGATTTGCCGGAACGTTACCAATTTGAATGGATGGACGACGTTACGGCGGCATTTGAAGGGTTGCCGATACAAGTAATAAGCAAGTATGTAACGCCCGGAAAGGTTGAGGAAATTAATATATCAAACTTTACGTCCGATATTGATATGATGTTGTTAAACCCCGGCAATATGAGTTCGGACGGGTTCGCCTTGTTTGCCGCCGTTCCGCCAACGTCCGGGTCGCAATGGATATTACCATTTACCCGCCAAACTATTAACGGGGTCGAATACTTTTTGCAAAACGGATATTTGGCGTTTATCAATCTGCAATCCCCGTATTGGTTATATGATTTACCCGCCCGTCGTGTATCAATAAACGGTTCCGAGGTTTACGCATACGGTATTGAGAGAAAGAAGAAACAAACGTTTAGTTTTCCGGCAAATGACGACCCAAACCCGATGCAACTAATAAAAACGTATATCGGTAACGGTCAAGTTGATAAATTAAGCGTAAATTTGTGTAGTCGAAACATTAAAGCAACGTTGAAATATGATACAGAATAACAATATAAGCGTATTGCCGTGGTACACGTCAATAGAGCAGCAGAACCACCGTAAAAGTTACGCATACGGGCAAATATACCCATTGTTCGCACCGGCTGATAGATTATTGCCGTTTCAGATAATAAGAAATACCCGTTCAAATTCTGTTACGTCTGTTATTCTATATGATAAAACCGGAAAACAAATTGCAAATATAACAACATACATGAGGGAAACCGGATTGCAAGTTGTCCGGTTTCAGTCGTTGGGATATGATGTAATATTATACCCGGCAATATTACCCATGCCGTTAAATCAGTTTGACGGAATTTATTATTTGCGGTTATCTGATGGCGTTCAAACGTGGTATTCTGAAATGTTTACGGTTGTGCAGGACGTTTCCGGTTATTTGAAAATTGATTGGTGGGACATTGAAAATTTAGTGTTTGACGCCGGACAAATAGTTTATAAAAATCCGACATTCAAAAACATGTTATATCTTTGTACCGAGTTAGGAAAACCGGATTATGAATTTGAAGAGGACGGCGAGGAAAGGGACGGTTATTTTTTCCCGGAAAAACAAATTTCGGTAAAGACGTTCAAATGTACTATATTGGCACCGGAATACTTATGCGATGTTATGCGTTTTATTCGTATGGCTGATTATATACACATAACGGATAAATACGGCAGGGAATACGATTGCGATACGTTTCTAATTACCCCAAAATGGCAGACGCAGGGAGATTTGGCGAGCGTGGAAATAGAATTTCAGACAGCAACCGTCGTTAAAAAAATAGGTCGTGGATATTTAGGGGCAAATATTGGCGATTTTAACAGCGATTACAATAATGATTTTAATAACGATTAAATTAATTAGTTATGGCGAATTATCAAGAATTAAAACAAGCGATTGCGGATGTTATAAAAACAAATGGCAATCAAGAAATTACCGGGGCAATACTTCAAAATGTATTAAAAAGTATTGTATCTGTAATTGGAGAAAATGCGACATTTGCAGGAATAGCCATACCCGGCACAAATCCCGGAACACCCGATGCAAATGTATTCTATTTGACTACAACAGATGGTATTTATGTAAACTTTGGCAATATACAAGTAAATCCAAATGAATTGGCTATAATATATACGGACAATAATATTTGGCGTGTTTATAGGCTAAATGTTCTTACAAATAAATCAATAAATGTTTATCCGGATTGGTTTGACTTTCAAAATTCAGTCGTAAAAGCAACAAATACTCTTTTCTTTGAAAAAGTTGGAGGGTTAAATATTGCCGGATTTGATAAAAGTTTAAGATTAGGACTTTTTTCTTTTGTAAAAGGACATTCATCTTATGGGAATAGAATTGGTTTTGCATGGGAGAAAGACCAAGTTTGGCAAAGAGGTGATTTGTTGGCTAATGTAAATTTCAATGCCCCATTTTTATATAAAATAGACGGCAAACAATACTATATAACAATAGATGTTTCGCAGGTTCCGGATAGTGAGACAATTTATATATCTGATAGCGGCACCGGAGAGATAAAATTGAAAATTAATGATAGATACACAAACTTTTCTGAATATTCAGACGTTTCCGGACTGAAAACCGATGTTGATGCACTTAAAACAGACGTTTCCGGACTAAAAACCAATGTTGATGCACTTAAAACAGACGTTTCCGGACTGAAAACCGATATATACGGTAATGGTGGATTGAACTTCTTAAAAAATCCGGATGACAATTATAGTGAAGCGGAAAGGAAAATTATTTCTGCAATTAAAAATATAGGTTTTTATGACGTACCGGAGGCAATAAAAAACGATGATATTTTTGTTAGAAGTTTTGCCGCACAAACAGAAATAACGGGTGGTTCTTTTGGGCAGTTAGTATTTTTCGCAAACAAAAGGATATACAATGAAACAAACAATTGGGACACAGCGTCAATATTAATTGCGCCTAGAGTCCCATGCGACTATCAAGAACATGAATTTGATGTTACGGTTTCGTCCGGAGAAATGGCAGGGTTAAGAATTAGGGTATTAATAGATTATTCGGTTTTTGCAGGAACAGAATTTTTATACGGCACAAGAATAACTAATAAAATTGTATTCAATCTATTGCGAACATGGAATGAACTGTTGAACGATAGATTGCATAAAATAGAAACGGATATATCAGAATTGCAAAAGGAAAATACATATATAATGCCGATGCAACAAAAAAATGTTGTTTTTGCGGGGTCGTCAAATGTGTGGGGCGATGGATTTTTGTTTTATTCGTATCTAAAAAAGCCAATTGATTGGTTGTATAAAAGTTCCGGAAAATATACAGCATATAATGACGTTGAAACGACAAATGGCGAAGTACAGACAAACGACGTTAAATTTATGGATGGAAAAGCCATAAAAATATCCGGAGTAGGTGCGGAAATTAAGTTTAAGCACAAAGGAAGTGAATTAAATATTTGCCAAGTGATAGAAAGAACGTCTGATTTTGCTTTAATAGGTTTATATGATGGAGATACAAAAGTTGCTGAATTTACAAACCACAACACAACAATAGGAAGCGATACAGAACAATTTTCCGGAGATGGGGCGAAAATAAAATTCAACCTAAAACGTTGCTTTACATATTCCCATGTTCTAAAGGTAAATGGAGTTTCCAAGAATATTATATTAAATACGCAAGGGTACGGCGGAACGTTCCCGGTTGGTGTTGATTGTCTTGTTATACGTTCGTTAGATGATAATGGAAACGTTATACATACATTGTATTTCAAGGAAGCACCAACAGCGGGGGCGGTAATTGATGTATCTTACAATTACGGGGAAACAATTTGTTTTGTTAAATCAACCGTTGGAGAAACAGAGAGTGGAGAAAATGAAAGTCCATACGGGGATGGAACAATTTCATACGACCCAACAAACCCGGCAAATATTAGTTCCGGTTTGGATTTTCGTTTGATTAATGAAAAATCATTTTATAAATTTTGGTTTGATTCAGATGTCGAAAGAGAAATAACCCTAAAAATAGAGGGTGGAAATAACCCGTATTTTGTATTTAATTTTGCGAGTTCCGTTTTCCATAATGTTATGAACGCAGGAATAGGAGGTTGGACAGCGGCAATTTTCAATAGTGGTTCATATATCAATAGGGCGTATTGGAATATTGCTGATTATTTCAGTCCCGATGTTGTAACAATAGGACTTACGGGAAATGATGATTGGGCAAATTATCCACGAAAGATAAAGCGTGTTTACAATGGAATAACATTAGATGAATTGAAACAATTCCCGATGTTAGAAGTAGGCGAAATTGAATATGTTAAAGAAAGTGATACATATAACGTAACAAAAAATATTGGAATAATAAAAGAGATAACAACACGCAGTCTTAAAGCCGATGAAATAATTGGTTCGGACGTTGCCAAAGGGGATTTTGTCCGAATTGGAACTTATACCGGAGATTTGCGCCAAGTACAGACCCGTAGAATTGAAACCGTTGATAATGTTCAAGGTCAAATAACATGGGCAGAACCATTGCATTTGAATGAGTTTATTTGTATAGAAACTATTGATGATTTGGTAGGGCAGGAAATTTCAATTCGTTCAATAGAACAATATATGCAACAAATGGAGTTACTAATAAGTAACATAAAAAAGATGGTTCCGAAATGCAAAATATGTCTATTCAATATTTATTATGTTGATATGTGGACCAGAGATACCGCAGAATATACATATATACAACAATGGATTGCAGAAAAATTCGATGGAACCGTATATTTCGTTGATGCGTGGAAATATGCAAGGGATTATTGCGAAAATTCGCTTCATTCAAGGGATTTTGACTTTGTAGCTGATGGAAACGATACAATAACGTTCGCTATTGACGGCGTAGGACATTGGGAAGGTATAGAAGTTTGGGTAAACAATAAAAATGTATATGGAAAAGATTGTTATCCAATAACCGGATGGTACACTACAATTGAGGATAAAACGGGAAGTGAATTAAATTGGGTTGGAACCAATAACTATTACCCACGAATTTATAAAAAAAGAAATTTTGCGATAAAATGGAAACAGAATATACCATTAACCGGAACAGCTATAAAAGTAAAATTAGCAACCCGACAATGGTCCGCAGATTATGCGCACCCGAGAAATGGAGATTATATTGACAATTCATTGGGGCGTGCTTTAGTTTATGCAATTTCAAAAATTTAAGTTATGCAAGAACGTAACATTATCAACGGAACAACCACGGCGGTTGACAACCGCACGGAATTTATGTTGTGCGAGATTATAAAGCAATAACCAAAACGGGGGCGGTTTACCGCCGCCCCTTAACTCTTTATTTATGGACGATATGGATAAAATTTTTAGTTGGGAACAATGGCGTATGATATTCGCCACGACCGCAAGCCCGTTATTTGCATATCTGACCCCGACGGCGGGGTTTATGTATGCGTTAGTTATTATGTTTGCGTTCAACATTTGGGCGGGAATGAGGGCGGACGGCGTGGCGATAAGGAATTGCAAACGCTTTTCGTTCCATAAGTTTAAGAACGCATTGGCGGAATTGCTTTTGTACGTCGTTATTATACACGTCATTTATTCCGTTATGTTGCAATGTGGCGACGACGGGGCGGCAATGATTGTTATTAAGTCGCTTACATACGTGTTCATGTATGTATATTTGCAAAATGCGTTTCGCAACTTAATTAAGGCATACCCGAAGAAAATAGCCTTACGGATAATATACCATGTTATCCGGTTGGAATTTACACGGGCGTTGCCGTCTTATTGGCAACCAATAATCGAGCGTTTCCAAAAGGAAACCGATGACGATATTATTAACGATAAAGAAAAGGAGGTAAGAAAATGAAACCTATTGTTATTTTAGACAACGGACACGGCGAAGAAACCGCCGGGAAACGTTCCCCGGTTTGGGGCGACGGTTCCCAATTGTTTGAATGGGAGTTTAACCGTGACATTGTACGCCGTATTGCGGCGATGTTAAAAGCCGATGGCGTAAAGTTTGAAATTTTGGTACCGGAGGAAACCGACGTATCATTACCGGAGCGTTGCCGCCGTGCAAACGTTATCCATGCGGATTGCGGCAACAACGCCGTTTTGTTTAGCGTTCACGGGAACGCCGGAGGCGGCACCGGGTGGGAATGTTATACCAGCGTAGGACAAACGAAAGCGGATGCAATCGCAACCGTACTTTGTAATGAGGCGGAAAAAGAGTTTGCCCCGGATGGTTGGAAAATGCGCTTTGACCATACCGACGGCGACCCGGACAAAGAAAACCAATTTTACATTCTGAAACATACGGTTTGCCCGGCGGTATTATCTGAAAACTTTTTCATGGATACCGAAAAAGATTGCCGTTTTATGTTGTCAGACGCCGGGCGTGAACGTATTGCAAAAATTCATTATGAAGCGATAAAACGTATCTTATGAAAAAATATTTAATAATAGCGGCAATTGCTTTGGCGGTTTCCGCCGTTGTCACTATATGGGTGCAACGTTCCCGGATTAATACGTTGACCGGGGAAAGGGACAAATACAGAACCAACACGGAAACGTTATTGCAGGAAGTTTCCCGGTACCAAACGAAAGATAGTTTGAACGCCGCCAAAGTTGGGGTTTTGGAACTGAAATTGTCAGAGTTTGAAAAATACCGGGCGAGCGATGCGGAGTTGATAAAGACGTTGCAGACAAAGAACCGGGAGTTGGAACGGGTTACAACAACCCAAATGGAAACAATCAACGAATTGCGGGCAACCGTCCGGGATAGTGTTGTATATTTGCCCGGCGATACGGTTACGACCGTTTTACGATGCGTCGATATTGTCGAACCGTGGTTTGAGTTGCACGGATGCGCCACGCCGGACGGACAATTTACCGGGACGCATATAAACCGGGATAGTCTGTTAATAGCGGAAACGGTGCAATATAAACGCTTTTGGGGGTTCCTTTGGAAAACCCGAAAGATTAAGAACCGGGAAATTGACGTTGTAAGCAAGAACCCGGCGACCCGAATATTGGGGGTTGAGTTCGTAACCATAGAAAAGTAATAAACCGGGGGTTGTAACAAGGCGTTGCAACCCCTTTTTCTATTGAGCCATTTTTAGCCCGTTTCCGGGCATTTTATTTCAAAGTGGATAATTTACCCGTCCCGCTTGCAAAAGTCGCTTAAATCGAAAATTCCAAGAAAATAACTCTTTTGGAACCAAAAACGAAATTTTTTATAGGAAAACACGAAAATAAAAGATAAAACCTTTGGTAATTAAAATAAAGGTTGTATATTTGCATCATCAAACAAGAACGACCGGGCGTTTTCCCGGAAAATAGAGAGCGAAACAATGAATACTCAAAGCATTTATAACGGATTAGATTACACAACAAAAGAGATTAACCGCAATTTCAAAATCAAGGTAAACGGAATTGTAAACGGCAAAAAGGTTAATGTATTGGTTGGCGTGTCCGGTTTAATAAAGATTGTCGGCGACATTAAGTTAGTCAATCGCTTATTAAAACGTGCTTTCAATTGTTACGGCGACAAAGAGGTTTGCAAATTACGCCGAGGCGTTAAAATCACTTTCTATTATCAGTAAACAACGACGGGGCGTTTTCCCCGGAACAATATAAATTTTCAATCATGGAAAAGAAAAGAACACAAGCGGCGGACATTGCCGAAATTGCAAGCAAGTTAGACGGAAAGGTTGAATTTTCAACAATCGTTTATAGTCAACAAATGTTATCCGAAAAGTACCGGGAAACCGGGGTTAATGATATGTATTTTATCGGCAAAAAATTTGGGTTATGGTTTTATACAAGCCGGGCGGCATTGGATAGCCTTTGTTATCTGAACAAACCCAATTTCCCAACGTGGGTATTATGCGAAAATTCATTGAGTTTGTATGAGATTAAAAAATAGACGATATGACAATTTACCATGTATTTAACGACAAAGGTTATAGCGAGGAATTTTATAGCCTAACAGCCGCAAAAAAGGCAATGAAAGAACATAACGCCAAAGGAACGAAAACCAAAGTTTACAGTAACGGCGATTGGGAACCATGCGGCGAAATAGTATTGAAAGGGAGCAATAAAACATTCATGGCGAACACACGCCAAACAAAAGCAGGATATTAAATAACCCGCCGGGGGAAACCCCGGCACAATAACAACAATATGGCAAAGTACATTTTAGTTAAGAAAGTAAAGGGAAAGAAATACGAGTACCAAGTTATTGACGTCGATAGTAAAGCGATTGTTTCAAAAAGAACGTCCGCCCGTGAATATGTGGCGTGTACCGCCGACGGGTCGTTTTATTTTGGGCGTTTGGATTTAATCGGCAAAGGCGACCACGGCAAACGGTTGAGCCATACGGCGGAAATATTGGCGAACCCGGAAAAGGCATACAAAAAAATGGTTGCTTATTTCACGCCGGATTATCGTAAACAATGGATTGCCGAGAACCCCGCCGAACAATGGATTGCCCGCAACGTTGAGAGCGCAACAAAGGAAAAGGAAAGATTAAACGCAATTGCGTATTTGCAGTAATAACAAGCCGGGGGCGCAATCCCCCGGCATAATCATTTAGAGCGATGAATAAAACGAAACGTTACCGATTAAGTCAAGCAATGTATAAGATAATCCAAAATGCAAACGGCGGGTTATTTTTGCTTTATACCCGGCACAATCCCGGCGATGTGTTAAACCTATTATTGGACGGCAACGATATTGGGTTGCTTTGTCAAGTTGAGAGCCGACACGACCAATATTATAAGTTTTGCAAAGTGATTAAGGAGGGCAAAAATGATATTAACAGAGGAACAACGGGAAATATTGAAAGGTAAGATTTGCCCGTATTGCCATATTCCAACCGAGTACAAAAATAGTATTGAGGTTTACGGCATTGATTACGGAATGATTTACTATTGCCCTAAATGCCGGGCGTATGTTGGCGTTCATGCGGGAACCGACCGGGCAAAGGGTCGATTAGCAAACGCCGAGTTGCGCCGATGTAAGATTGAGGCGCACCGATATTTTGACGAAATATATAAGCGTAAATTAATGAAGCGTTCCGAGGCTTACAAATGGTTATCCGAGCAATTGGGATTACCAACGGAATACACGCATATAGGAATGTTTAATCCGGAAACGTGCGCAAAGGTCGTGGACGTTTCAAAAAAATATTTGGAAACCATGCGATTTGCATTAAGAAAACAAGATAAGATAAAAGCGCATTTTGAGCCGCACGGCGACGAAATGTTGAACCGAATAAAAGAGAGTTTAACCCGGTATTTTTCCGCCGACCGTTCGGATTTCCCGGAGGGATTGCGGGATATTGAAAGCGATTATAACCAATTGCCGGGGGAACCATACCCAACCATTGCGATAAACGACACCGGGAACCCGGAACGTATGATTGAGTTCTATGTTACCGGGAAACAATACGACGTTTACCATGTGGCATTTAAGGGATTTACAAAGGGCTGATTATGGAAAGCGTTATTATTGAGGAAATGCGGGCGTTTATGCGGTTAGATTTGAACCCACGGCAAAAACAATATTTTGCCGATACAATCGCCGTTGCAAAACGTGTTGATATTGTCCGGGCGGCGGACGTGTTCAACGATTACGAATTAGAGATTATCCGGGATATACTGAAACCCCAACCGCAACAATGTTATCGGAATGCGCATTTGCTTTGCCAATTGTTCCCGGAACGGGTGCGATATTGCGAGGGCAAAACATTTGCTTTTATTCCCATAGAACACGCATTTAACCGGGTTGGCGACAAATACGTTGATATTACGTTTGAGTTCGCATTACAAGACGCCGAATTGTTAGAACATGAGTACGTTGTATTTGGCGAATACGATTTGCGAACGTTGGAACGAATTACAAGGGAAACCGGGTATTACGGCGATATATACCGAAATATCTATATTGAGCGGGTAAAAGATAACCCCCGACGCAATGAAGTAACGCCGGGGGTTGATACGCAGTAACCGAGAGCGATGTTGTAAGGTTATGCGGTGCAACAAAATTAGTGCTTTTTATCTGTATTACAAGCGTCCAACGTGAACAAATAAAATATTCAAAGGTTTTATTTTTGGTAATACAAATATTATTTATACTTTTGCAGAAACAAAAACCCACCGGGGGAGTACCCGGCAAAGATATGAGAATAAAAGAGAGCGATTTATTAAAAAAATTGGCGACCGATAGCGGGAAAACAGCCAAACAAGTTTCCGAAATTGTCGTTTCGGAATTACTCAAAAACAAAGTTATTGAGGACGACCCGGACAATTGGGGCGTTTCCGTTTTCGATGCAATAAACGAGGACGTAACCGAGGAACAAACCGCCAATTGTTATGCGGCGATTTCCGAGGCGTTGGGCGTGTATCTGAAACGGGTATATTTCATTGTCCCGGATTTGGATTTAATGGGTAATGAAGATTGCCCGGAGTGCGGCGGCGAAATGGAAGTTACCGACGGGGAATATAAACAGACCGGAGGCGACGGATATTTGACCCCGCCGGAATATACCGCAATTTGGGAGGAAAAAACGTGTACGCATTGCGGACACAAAGAGAGTAACGAACCGAGTTATTAACAATAAAAGACTAAAGAAATGGCAGAAATGACGAAATTAAGAGTAAACGAGGCAATCGCACGGGCGCAAACCGCCGGGATTAAGGTTTATAAAAAAGAGGTTGCCGCCCGTTTATGGGAGGGACGCACCGAAAGCGCACAACAAGTTAATATGACTAACTTATGTAACGGTACGACCAAACAGATACGCCCGGAATGGGTTGTTATCATTTGCGAAATGTGTAATTGCACCCCTAATTATTTGTTTGGATATGAAGAATAACGGGTTACAATGGTTTGAACGCATGGCGGACGTTATGTTTTCCGACAGGTTCCAAGCGAAAGCCATTATTGCGACGTTTGGAACGTTGGGCGTTGTTTGTCTGATTGGTGCATTTTGGAACCCGTGGCAATTGGTGTTTGCGGGTATATGTGCCGTAATGGTATTATGTGGATTTTCAGAATTAAAAAAGTGTAAGAAATGAGAGCGAACAAAAAGAAACCGGAAAACCCGGTACAAAAAACGGTCGAAAATTTGGGAGCCGTTCCCGCCGACCAATTCCCGGAAATTACCGAGGAACAACAACAAATAATCCCCCCGTTTGAAGCGGTTGAGGTTGAGCAACCAACCGGAATATTTGAGATATTGCCGGGCATGACGGTTGAGGAAATGACGGCAATGTTTTTTGATGAAAAAACGTTGATTGAACCCCCGTACAAAGTTTGGCAATTGAATAGCAAAGGACACCGCTATTATTACCGATACGACGACAACGGGAACCCGGAGTTTTTCCCGTCGGTTACAACGATATTATCCCAAACGTTGCCAAAAGCCCCGCATTTGATACAATGGATTGCAAGCAAAGGTATTGAGGAAGCGGAACGATACAAAGGCGAACGGGCGGCGTATGGTACATTCATGCACGCCGCATTTGAGGAATTATTAATTAACCGGGCTTATGATTTGGACGGGCTGAAAGGCAAACTAAAAGAATATATTGAGGTTTACCGATTGCCGGACGACTTTATTTATTACGCCGACGATTTGAAAAAGGATGTATTGGCGTTTGCTCAATTCGTATTGGATTATGATGTACGCCCGTTGGCGGTTGAAATTGCGTTGGTGCATCCGTATTACAAGTATGCCGGAATGATTGATTGCCCGTGTACCATGTTGGCAAAGATTGGCGGGGACGAACGTATTAACGCAATCGTCGATTTTAAAAGCGGGCGCAAAGGCTTTTACGAGGAAAGCGAGATACAATTAGGAATGTACCGGGATATGTGGAACGTTAATTTTGAGCAATTCCCCGTTACCCGTATTTTCAATTTCAGCCCGAAAGATTGGCGCAAACGTCCGTCGTATAATCTTAAAGAACAAACGGATAGCCCCAATATACGGAAAATCCCGTATCTGTTAGAGATTGCAGCGATTGAGGACGAAAAGAAAGACAATACGTTTACGTCGGTTAATGGTATGGTATTGTTGGATAATGCCCCGGATTTGACGCAAAACGTAATATCGTTATCGTTGGCGGAATTGATTAAAACGAAAGCCCCAAAGGAGGCGACCCCGGACGAAAGTACGGACGCCGCCGAGAAAGTCAAGGCGGACGCCCCGGAACCGGAAAAGGAGCCAAAGAAAACAACCATTGTTAAACGTGCGCCCAAAAAGGCAAAGGAACCGGAAAAGAAAGCCACCACGGGCAAAACGACTGCAAAGCGGGGCAATACCACGGAAAAGAAAGTAAAGCCCGCAAATGAGCCTAAAAAGCCCAAAAACGAGAGTAGGAAAAAGATGTTGAACGACGACCCCGAAATTTGATTGAGATATGAAAGGAAGAATAAAACGACCGGAGGCACAACAATCCCGTTTGATATTGCCCCGTGTTGGTCAAATAAAAATCGGTATGAAAAACGCAAACGGTTATCCGCAAAGCGTTGATTACTTTATACCAACGGGAAAGTATGCCGGATTATTTACACAAGCATACGGCGAAAAGCCGCAAACAATACAAATTGTTTTCCCGGACGACGACCCGGCAAAAGTATGTAACGAACGTTACGAATACCGGGACGACGACGGGCGATTGATTGCGGCGGGCGATGGCGACACGTTCCAAGTATGGGACGGAAAGAAATACGAAACGTTGACAACGGAAAAGTACCCAAATTTAATGCAGTCAATAACGAAGCGTTACCCGAATAAAAAGAGCCGCCAACCGGATTGCGACGGTTGGGAGGTTACATTAACGCTAAACTTTATTGTTCCTTTGGTTCGTGGGGTTGCCGGGGTTTGGCAATTCGCAACAAAGGGTACGGCGTCCACAATCCCGCAAATTCGGGAAACGTTCGACGGTATGTTAGCGGAACGGGGATTTTGCAAAGGCATTATATTTGATTTGAATGTACAATTTGCCACCCAAAAACCGGGCGACCGTTCCCGTTTTCCCGTTGTGTCGTTGGTTCCCAATGAGAGTGCCGACAATGTTTTGAAAGTGCGTAAAGCATGGGAACCCGTTAAAGAATTGGAGGGCGGCGAATAATGGCGGATACTATCAGACGAACCAAAAGGACGGGTAATTTTACGACCGTCCGCAACGAATATTTACAGGACGTAAATTTGAGTTGGAAAGCAAAGGGATTGATAACGTATATTATGAGTTTACCCCCGGATTGGCAATTGAATTTGTCCGATTTAAAAAATAGGTCAAAGGACGGACGGGACGCAACCGCCGCCGGATTACGTGAATTGATAACGAACGGATATTGCCAACGTTGCAAAGTTCGTGGCGACGGCGGAACGTTCGTCGGGTGTGATTACGAGGTTAGCGATATTAAAGAGTTTGAACCACAAACGGAAAACCCGTTTATGGATGCGCCACAAACGGAAAATCCGGTTGCGGTAAATCCCGAAACGGAAAAACCCGATACGGGAAAGCCGACATTAATAAATACTAATCTTACTAAAGACTCAAATACACTAAATACTAATCCAAGTAATACGCCGCAAAATGCTTTTGCGTCTTTGTTCCCCGACGAACCAAAGGTTGAGGAACCAAAGGAGAAAAAAACGTTATTCCGCAATTCCGACGTTTACAAAATGGTTAAATTTGAAAACGGCGTTGGCGTGGATTATTCCGAGTTTGAAAGTAAGTTTGCGACCCCGGAATTTGAAAAGGTCGATTTGGTTTATTACTTTCATTCGGTTAGCGATTGGAGCGACCAAAAGAATATGAAGCGAACTAAAAACGGTTGGTTGGCGACCGTCCGCAATTTCATACGGGGGGACGTCGAAAAGAAAAAGTTGCATTTGAAACCCGAATACAAAGCCCCAACGCAAAGATTGAACGTTGCCGGGGCTATTGAGTATTTGAAAGATGATTATTAACATGGAAGCATTACCCGAAAAGACAAACAGATTGCCACAAACGTTGCCCGAAAAACGACAATCCGCCGCCGTTTTGCTTTATAGCGGAACGGCAAAAGCAATTGACGTTCGCCGGGCGATGGTTGAGTTACCGGAGGTTGCCAAAGCATTAACCCCGGTTGAAAAGTATATTTTCGTGGCGTCCACAAAAAAACAGATTGCCGAGATTGACGACGAAACGTTGATTGCCAAAACCGGGCAAATGTTCCGGTTTATCGCAATGGACGTGGGGTTTATCATTCCCACGGAAAACCGGGACGATTGGACGTATATTTGTACCCGGTTGTTGGATTTGCTCAAACGCTATTATTCGCAATTAACATTATCCGAGGTTAAATTAGCGTTTGAATTGCTGATTACCGGGGAATTAGACGACTATTTGCCAAAGGATAGGGACGGCAACGCCGAACGGAAACATTACCAACAATTCAACGCCGATTATTTCGCAAAGGTATTGAACGCATATTGCCGGAAACAAAACCAAGTTATCGGCAAAGCATATACAGCGTTGCCGGAACCGAAAAAGGAGTTAAGCCCGGAGCAAATCCGGTATTATCGCAATCAATCGGTTATGACTTGTTTAATGTGTTTTATGCGCTATAAATATACCGGGCGTTTAGTGTTTGGATTAACCGACGAAATGTTTGTTTATAATTGGTTGTTGGGCGTTGGGTTAGCGGATGAAGTGAAAGAAACCGAGGACGACCGGAAAGAAGCGTATAACCGATTTTTGGCACGTGCCGCCCGTGGGTTCGTTAATGAATTTACGGTTTATCACGTTCGTAAACAAGGAACCCAAAGCCCGGAAATTGATTATACAGCCTTTGAGGTTGCCCGGCGTAAAGAGATTAAACGGACTTTCGACCGGATGATTAAGGACGAAATTTATATTTACCATTATTTGAAATTTGAAAAATGAAAATAGATTGTATTATTGGGATTGACCCCGGAGCCGCCGGGGGTATTGTGGTTTGGCGACCCAACCACAACGCAACGGCAATTAAGATGCCTAAAGACATTAACGAGATACGGGATTTTCTGAACTATTACAAAGAGATTTGTACACCGATTATCTTTTTGGAAAAATTGAGTGTTCGCCCGGATGACGTAACGGTTGGCGATACCGGGGCAAACATGGGTAAATTGTACCGCATACAAAAGATGTTGCAAAACTTTGAGCATTTGAAAGCTATTATAACCGTCGCCGAAATACCGTTTGTTTTGGTTAATGCGATGAAGTGGCAAAACGACCTTAAATTGCGTATTAAGGTAAAAGGGAAAAAGGAGGAAAAGGCAGACCGCAAACGACGGTTCCGGGATATTGCCGGGAAATTATACCCGGAGATTATCCCGGCGTTATGGAATGCGGACGCAACGTTAATAATGCACTTTGGACGGTTCATTTTACAGAATAACCCCCGTTGGGTTTTGGAAAATTTGCCCCAACAAATGCACAACCGTTTATTTTAAGCCCGTAGGGGCGTTTAATTATTCAAATGGTTACTTGTATGGCAGACGAAACAAAAGCCCCGCAAATCGAAAATCCCGAAAAAATAACGGCAAAAGATTTGGCGGAAATGGTAAAACAGATGCGGCACAACCAACGACGTTGCCAACGGAACCCAACCCCGGAGAAATTGGCAACGTTGGAAAGTTGGGAACGCAAAGTTGATGCGGTCGTTGCTGTATTGACCGATACACAAATGAAATTGTTTTGATAATGGACGAAATGGATTATATCTATTTAGGCGACCGATTGACCCGCCCGGAATTGCGACGTATGCCGTGCCGGGCGGTTCGTCGTTCCGATGGTAAATGTATAAGAGGGCGCAACGGTAATATGTTAGTTGAGTTTGGCGGCGTGGGTAAATGCGTTGTTTTGGGGCGATTATTGCGGAAAATAAAAAAATAGCCGAAAATAAAAGATAAAAGTTTTGGTAATATAAAAACTATACGTATATTTGCGGCATGATAATAACACGACCGGGCGTTTTCCCGGTAACTATAAAAACAAAATAGTATGAGAGCGAAAACAAGTATTTACGATTTTAGTTTTATTCCAAGCGGTTACGGACATTATAAAGTAACTTATACGTCCCCCGTTACCGGGAAACAATGGACGGCAACAACAAACGATATGCCGTTAATTGACGCAACAAAGAACGCCGACGAACCCAAACGCCGGGATTTAGAAACACTTAAAAGAGTTTGCAAAAATGGATAAGGACGAATTGGGAGCCGTGCGGCACGCAATGACGGCAAAAGAGTTGGACGACCTATATAAGCGATTGGAAAACTTTATTGCTGATTGTACCCGGTTAGAGGTTGACGCCAACCGGGATGCTCTTAATAAAGTGCAAACCATGATACACCAAAGAATGAGATTAACAAAATAGTAATAACCGCCGGGGGGAACCCCGGCATAAACAATTAGAGCGATGTATATTAAGAAATTGGAATTGTTGAATTTTCAAGTTATCAAAGAGTTCAACGCAGATTTTGAGGGTAATGTATATTTCATTACCGGGGACAACGAGTTAGGCAAATCAACCCTATTAAAAGCAATCGGCGCAATGTTGACCGGGAACCGGGACGCCGTGTTGAAAAATGGAGAGGACAAAGGATTTGCAAAAATGGTAGTAGGTAACGACGGCGAAAATTACGAAGTCGAATTAAAGTTTACCAAAGCCAACCCACGTGGGACGTTATCCATAAAATCACAAACAACCGGGATGCGGTCGGATAACGTTTCAATGTTGCAAAAGATTTTCGGCTACCAAGATTTTGACGCCGTGGAGTTTTCCCGTTGGAGTGAAACCGCCGAGGGACGCCGCAAACAAATTGAGGTTGTAAAGGCTTTGTTGCCGGAAAAGGTGCGCACCCGAATTGCAGAAATTGACGCCGAGGTTACGACCGTTAAGGACAAACGAAAGGACGCCAACGCCGAGGTTAAGACGTACACAACCATTTGCGCAAACGCTGAAAAGCAATTGAAACCCGGCGACGTCAAAACGTATGCCGAGAAAAAGGATATTACGGCGTTGATGGAAGAGCAAAACGAAAATGCCCGGTTGATTGAGAAAGCGAAAACGGTACGCCAAGCCCGGCAACAAAGGATTGAACAATTGGAGGCAATCCCCGGACGAATTAAAGAGGCGGAAGAAACCCGAAAAAGTAATATTAAGGCAATCGACGACAAATTAGCCGCCGAGGAAAAAGAAGTTGCCCGGATAATTGCCGAGGCAAACGCCCGGTTGGAAAAAGCCAAAGAAGATGCGAAAGCCAACAAAAAAGCCATTGAAAACGATTATAAGGAAACGTTGCAAGTTATCGTAAATGACAAATCCGAGTTTGTGAAACGTAAAGCGAATGCCGACAAATGGTTAGAGGAATACGAAGCCAATAACCCGGAACAATTAGACACGGCGGAACAACTCAAAAAAGCCGAGGAACACAACCGTATCAATGCGTTGGTTGTGGATTACATGGCAAAAAAGAAACAAAAGGAAGCCGCCGAGAAAACCGCCCGCACGTTTGAGGACAAATTAGGCGCATTGGCAAAGGAAAGGGAAACACTTATTGCAACGTCCAAATTGCCGATTGCCGGGCTTTCGTTCACGGACGACGGGTTAGAATTAAACGGCGTGCCGTTCGTTGCCGGGAAAGTGTCAGATAGTCAAATTATGGAGGTTGCCGCCAAACTGATTATCGCAAGCAATCCGACGGTTAAGGTGTTCCGCATTGCGAGGGGCGAAAGTTTAGGCGAAAAGCGTTTGCAGGCGATTATAGACATTGCAAAGGCAAACGGTTTTCAAGGCTTTATAGAGGAAGTAAAGCGGGGACAAACCGATTTAGTAGTTGAGGAATACACGGAAAACTAATAATAACCGGGGGCGGGCTTTCCGTCCCCTTAAAATCTAAAACAATGGCATATACATTGAACGATAATTTGAAACGTTGGGCGGAACAATACGAAACCGCCGAGTTTATCCAATCCGACCCGGTGCAAATCCCGCACCGTTACGATAGCCGGGTAAATATTGAGATTAGCGCATTTGTTACGGCGTGGATTGCGTGGGGTTCCCGCAAACAGATAATCCAAAAGGCGGATTTTATCGACCGGGAAATTTTCAAGGGTGCGCCGTATCATTACATTGTTGGAACCGATACGCAGGGAGCCGCCCCGGAATGGAAGCAATACAAAGGCAGTAAAGAGAATTTTTATAGAACGTTTACATACGCCGATTTCCACGACCTTTGCGCCCGCTTGTTTGACGTATATAGTAAGTTTGAGAACATGGAAAAGGCATTGCAAGCGCAACCGGGCGGGCGTCCGTTGGAACAATTGCAACGTCTTTTCGGCGATGTTAAGGGCGTGCCGGATATGGAAACGAAAAGCGGTTGCAAACGCTTATGTATGTTTTTGCGTTGGATGTGCCGCCACGGTTCCCCGGTTGACTTTGGATTGTGGACGATTTGCGACCCCCGTAATTTAATCATTCCATTAGATACCCACGTACATAAACAGGCATTGCGGTTGGGGCTTGTAAAACGTCGGACGCCGGATTTGCAAACAGCCATTGAGATAACCGACCGTTTCGCCGAGATATTCCCGGACGACCCAACAAAGGGAGATTTTGCGTTGTTCGGTTATGGAGTGAATAACGGTAAGGTTGCACCCGTTACGACGGAACCGGAGCCGGAAAAAGAGCAACCAACCGCCGTGGCTGATTTGTCAATTGCCGACGTTCTGAAAATGCGGTTGTTTTATGACAACGCCGCCGCCGAGGTTCGGGAAATATGGGAAAGTCGGGAAAAAGCCCGCAAAGCATTGAAAGCAACCGAGCGTTTGAAAGCGCACCCAATCGACGGGTTGCACAATGCCGGATTGTTGGAGCCGGGCGAATTTGTTGTTGCATTTGCAAAAGTATTGGATAAGCGGGAAACGAAGTTATCACGGGCGGAACGGGACGTTATCCATACAATCGGAATGACAGCGTTTAATAAGACAATGAAAAAATTAATAGCCGATGAAAAAGCGAGAAATAACAGCAACGGGAACAATAAACAATAACGGCGGGTTGGCAATGTACATGGGGGAATTAAACGAGTTTTTCAAGGGTTGGAAAGGTTCCCGCATTATTGCCCGGTTTATTGTAGCGTCCCCCGGTTCGTCCGAGGCTTTGAAAGGGTATTATTTCAACTATGTTGTACCGACGTTTAAGCACGCAATTTGGGAGGCGGGCGAACGTCTTACAGAGGAACAAACCGAACGACGTTTGAGGGAATTTTCCCCTATTATGTACGTTGAACGGGTCAACGAGGAAACGGGGGTATATTCCCACGATTTGCGCACCGTGGCGGATTTGTCGAACGCCGAGTTAATCGAACATATCGAAACGCTCAAACAGATAGCCGCCGAGGAATACAATACATTTATTGACGACCCCCGAACGTTGTAGGTATGTTTTGCAAGTGTAACGGAAAGCGGAAAAATTACCCGTTGGCGAGTTGGCGGATTATCCGCCACGAATACACGCCAAAGCATTACAGCCGGATAAAGTGTTTGCGGTGCGGGTGCGTTTGGATTACACGGGCAAAATATGTTGAACAAACCCCCAACGAGGACGGGCAAAAAAGACTTTTTTAGTATGGAATTAAACGACAAATCCCCGATGCCGCAAGGTAAATTTAAGGGGCAACCGATGGAAAACGTACCGTATTGGCATTTGCTTTGGTTGGACGGAAAACCGTTTTGTAACCGGGACGTCCAAAAGTATATAGACGAAAACCGGGACGTTTTGGAATTGGAAAAAAAGCGGGATAAATACCGCAATGAGGGCGAAAACAGTAATTAACGATTTAATATTTAAGGTTATGCAAAAATTTGATTTGAAAGATGTTTGTTTCTTTGATTGTGAAACAACCGGGGTTCCGGCAAAGGGTTTGAAATGGGATGCGGATTTTGAGCAATTCCCGCACGTCGTCCAATTGGCATGGTCGTTGGGCGATAAGGAAAAAAGTTATATTATCAAACCCGATAATTACGAGATACCCCCGGAAACAACCGCAATTCATGGTATAACAACCGAACGGGCAATTGCCGAGGGCGTGCCGTTTGCCGAGGTTGTGGACGAATTTTTAGCGGATGCCAACGCCGCCCCGCTTGTATGTGCGCACAACATTTACTTTGATAGTTCAATGTTAAAAGCAAACGTTTTGCGTTATTTGGGGCGGGAATATTACGACGCACACGTTGAGGACGCATTACATAAGGCAAAACGAATTGATACCATGATGAAAACGATTAAACTTGTTGGAGCGTTGTTTTCAAATGGTCGTCCGGGTAAATTCCCACAATTAGAGGAATTATATAGTAAGTTATTCCCCGGCGAAACATTCCCGGCGCATGACGCATTAGAGGACATAAGGGCGTTGCGCCGTTGCGTCCCGGAATTGGTTAATTTGGGGATTATTGAGTTAGTGCAAAAGGAATACCCGGCGGAACAACTCAAAGCCCAATTTGAGCCGGAAAAGCCCAAAGGCGGGCGCAATATTGAGTTCCACGACCCCAACCCGGTAACGGAACCAATCGGAACCGGGGAACCCGTCCCGGAACCAACCCCGGAACCGGAACGCCCGGCGGTTCCGTCGAATAGTAAAACACGGGAATTGTTGGACGAAAACGATTTTTGAAATGGCAAAGCGAACAAAAGACGAATTTACAAGGGATTGGATAATTGAAAATTCCGTTGAGATTTTAAGCCGATACGAACCCGGAGTTTTGACAATCCGTGCGTTGCATTATCAGTTAGTTAGTATTGGTATGACAAACACGTTGCAGCACTATAAACGTGTTGTTTCTGCAATGGAGGTTGCACGATGGGACGGGCGGGTTGACTTTGAGGCATTCAGCGACCGAGATAGGGCAATGTGTGGCGAAACTAAAGCGGAACCAACCGATTTGGAAGAAATGCAAGACGAAGCAAAAGCGCAGGTTAGGGCGTGGATGCGTTCGTATCATAAAAACCGTTGGGAAAACCAACCGATTTACCCGGAAATATTGATTGAAAAGAAAGCGTTGGAGGGCGTTTTTGCGAAACCGTGCCGTAATTGGGATATTGCGGTTGGGGCTTGTAAAGGTTATCCGTCGTTGACTTTCTTGTTTGAATTGTCCGAACGATTGAGAGAGGCGCAAGCCAACGGCAAACAATGTGTTATCCTATATTTTGGCGATTACGACCCGTCGGGCGAAGATATACCCCGGTCGATTGGCGAAAACTTGCAAAAGTTCGGTATTTTTGGGGTCGAAATACGACGTATTGCGTTGATGGAACAACAGGTTATCGAATGGAAGTTGCCGCCCGCCCCGGCAAAGGAAACAGACAGCCGTACCGCCAATTGGGACGGATTGGGTCAAGTGGAGTTAGACGCCGTAAAACCGGAAAAACTGATTTCCTTATTGGACGATGCGATTAACGAGATATTCGACCGGGAATTGTACGACGAATTGTTAGAACGTGAAAGCGACGAACGGGAACAATTCCAAACGGAATTAAAACGATACGTTGAAGATGATTTATAAAACCGATGCCGGGCGGGTTCCCGGCAACAAATAATATTACAATATGAGCGAAGAAAAAAAAGCCGCAAACGTTATGTTGATACCAAGCGAAAAGGCGTTTGCATTGTCGAAAGTCAAGACATTAAAGGACGGCGGGTTAGACGTACATTATGAAGTTACCGAAACAATAGGTAATGAGAGTTACACGAACAAATACCACGTCGAAAGTGCAAAGGACATACACCCGGATTTGCGGGATTGTTTCGACCGTTTGCGCCCAATCATGGGACGGATTTTTAATATTACGTCCTTTCTTTCAATGGTTGAAACGTCCGATTTCAAAGCAACCAAAAAGCAAAGCGAGTTATCACGGGATTTTGCCGACGAAATGTTGAAAAACATAGAGGTTCGGGGCGTGTCCTTTTCCGGTCAAGACGATAACGTAGGGGTTGTTTTAACCGGGTTGTTTACCGTTTCAAACAATCAAAAAACCGCTATCAATTCCCCCCGACTTAAATTCAATACGGAAACGTTCGGGTTTGAGGAAGAATTAGAAGAAATTGCCGCCGATATTGAAACCGAGGTTTACGCCTTTTTATTCAAAGGCAAAAAGGCGCAATTGGAGTTGTTCGGGGCTGATGGCGAACCCGCACCGGGTTTGAGTGCCGAAAAGATAGAGGACAACGGATTGTTCCCGGATATTAACGACCCGGCGGACGACCCGGAACCGAACGACGAAACGGCGGAAATGTAAGAGTATGGAACCGTATTTGTTGACAGACCGGGACGAATACAATTATTGCATCCAAAGGGGGTATAATCCCCTTTTGGATTTGCGTAATTTCCGCATGGATATTCGTTTGAGAGTTGAGATACAACGGGAATTGTTCGGGCATTGTATTACGGGACGGGGCGCAAATATCATGGCGGCAAATGAACGCTTTTTCCGTTGGGTTTGGGAGCATAAGCCGCACCGATGCGAGGAAACATTAAAGCCGTTGGCGAATTATTCCGCCGTCTATTGTTCCCACATTTTGACCCGTGGGGCATACCCGGAAATGGCGCACGACCCCCGCAATATAAATATCCTTTCCTTTGAATGCCATAACCGTTGGGAAAATGGCGACCGGGAACGAATGCGAATTTACCCGGAGAATATGCGGTTAATTGAGTTAATGAAAGCCGAGTATCAACAATTAAAGTTAGTTTAATGAGAACTAAAAAAAGAACCCCCGATTTTGGGGCAATTTCCCGGTCGTCAATCAAAAAAGACTTTCAGAGAGTACAAAGATACCCCGCCGAGGAAAAACGCCCGCAAATCGAAGAATTGCCAAAAATAAACGCCGAACGTCGTATTATCCATATATCCGAGGTTAGCGGGTACGCCAAGTTTGCCCGGTACATTGTCGGTAAATTGGTACGACTAAAAGAAAAAGCGAACGTTGGCGGCAATTCGTGGTATTGCGAGTTTGTGCATGACGACGACCGTAAAGCCTTAAACATGGCGGCGGGTTGGTCTGATAATAAGAAATTGTATTTGTTGGATGGTATTAAATTCAAATAGTTATGAGTGTAAACAAAGTTACTTTATTAGGACATACCGGGAAAGCCCCGGATTTTAAGGAGTTCGACAACGGCGGTTGTGTTGCGACATTTTCGTTGGCAACCACTAAACGGGGGTTTACGACAAAGGACGGGCGGCAAATCCCGGAGCGTACCGAGTGGCACAACATTGTGTTGCAAAATGGGTTGGCAAAGGTCGCCAATCAGTACGTCAAAAAGGGCGATAAACTTTATATTGAGGGGGAATTAAGAACCCGGAGTTATGACGATGCGCAGGGCGTGAAACGGTATATTACCGAAATTGTCGCAACCGATATGGAAATGTTGACGCCCAAAGGAACCGGAGCCGGAACGCAAGCCCCGCCGCCGCCCGTGCCGGATGCACCCGCCCCCGACGGAACCGACGATTTACCGTTTTAATCTGTTTTATTATGGGAGCGATAAACGGACGGGTTATTTACAGCCCAAAGGGAAAAGCCGGGGAATATGCCGAGAACGCCGCCAACTTTTACGTTGGTTGTTCCAACGGATGCACGTATTGTTATTTGCGCAAAGGGTGGGGCGCAAAAGTGTTGGGCGGCAATACCCCGGAATTGAAAAAGGCATTACGGGAATATCCATACGCATTGGATATATTTACGAATGAGTTGTTGAAGCATAAGGACGAATTGCAAAAAACGGGGTTGTTCTTTTCGTTCACGACCGACCCGTTATTGCCGGAAACGCAAAGGTTGACCCGCCAAGCAATCGGCGTTTGTCAACGCCACGGCGTCCCGGTAAAGGTATTGAGTAAATGCGCCGAGGGTATCAATATTTTAATCGACTTTGCCGAGGCGTCCGAGGGTTGGGACAAATCCCGTATTGCCATTGGTTCCACGTTGACCGGATGCGACGAATTGGAACCCAAAGCAAGCCCAAACCGGATGCGTATAAACGCATTGGCACGGGCAAAACGCCACGGGTTCCGTACCTTTGCAAGCGTTGAACCAATCCCCGTGGGAATGTTTGACCGGGCATTTTCTGTAATTGCTTTGTCGTACCCCTTTGTTGACTTGTTTAAGATAGGATTACAAAGCGGTTGCAGATATACAAAGCGGGAAACATTGACGTTTTACAACGACGTGTTCGACTATTGGGAGGCGCACCCGGACAAAACACCCCGGATATATTGGAAAGATAGTTTTGTAAGAGCGTCCGGGATTGACCGGGAAACATTGCCCGGTTATTGTGTCCCGGCAAATTGGGATTTGTTCAATGAAAAGAAATGAAATAAGGGTTGAAGTTCCCGCCGATTGTCGATTAGTTGGCGTAAGGACGGACGGCGATGTTGCCGTTATCATTTACGAACCAATTCAAAGCGTCCGGCAAATTGGATTTATCCATTACCCGGAACCAAACGACGAAAACGAGGACGAACCCGATAATAAAAAATGATTATGCAGTATAATAACAAAGATTATAAGCCGAAATTGCACGACCGTTGGCGTGCATTAACCGTTAAAAACCCGTATGCAACGCAGTTGGTAACGGCGGCGTATGAGGACAACGGAATTGTTTACGGAGAAAAATGTATTGAGGTACGCAGCAAAAACACGCCGTACCGGGGCGATTTAATGGTTTGTTCGTCTGCTAATCCCGTAATTGCGGGATATGAAAGCGGCGTTACTTTGGGATTGGTTGAATTGTACGACGTTAAGCCCGTCGCCGATTTTACCCCGGAAGATTGGGAGAATACCCGCATACCGCCCGAAAAACGTAAATCCATTACAAAGGGGTTCGGTTGGCTGATGCGGAACCCCCGCCGGGTTGTTGAGTTTCCAATTAAGGGACAATTAGGTATTTACAATTTGGTTTACACAAAGGGCGTTATAACCGAATACCCACGGGCGTTGGTAGTTGATAAACAGAGTTACGAATTATTAAACAGAAAAGGAAATGAGTAAAAAACAAGTTGGAATTATCCGCAACAATGGCGACGTACATACGGCGCAAATTGGGTTCCATATCGGACGGGTTGGCGTATCTGTTTACGTCCGGGAATATTGGAAATATAAGAGTTGGTTTATTGTTCCCGGCGTGTCCGTGGATGCGGTCAACGGTTACGACCGTTACGTTGACATTGAGGCGAAAATATTGTTTGTCGGCATTGGCATACGGTTTATATGGATTAAAAGAAAGGTAAAACGATGAAAGCAAAGATTTTATTGTTATCTTTGGCAACGCTTTTGTTGGGGGCGTGTCAAAGCGAGAACGAACCAACGGAAACATTTTATTTACTACAAAAATCCGAGAGCATGGAAGAAAGAAACGAGTTTGTAACGAATACCACGGCGGCAATGATACAGATAAACGCCCCCCGGTATAATTGTGAGATTGTCGAAACCGCATTAGCGGGTGGCGATAGGGTACGAATTTGCGTAAAAGGCGCAAAGGAAGATTTGGACGCATTGTTTGACTATGTAAACGAAGCGGGCAAAGAATGAGAGTAAAGCAACCCGAACCGTTCGACCCAAATAGAGAATACAGCCCCGGCGAACGTTGCGTTTACCGGGGTATGGTATTGATTGCTGAGAAATGGACGGCGGCGGATGCACGATTAGCCAACAACAACCCCGCAATATTTACGCAACGTTGCGTTCGATGCAAAATTAAAAGGGAAGATTGCCCCGGAATTGGTAGGCAATGCGATAAATTCCATAGGAGCGACCGGAAAACGATTTATTGGCGTTTGTTGCGTATCGTCGGGGGATTTAAGGGCGTCGAAACATTGGAATTTAATTATAACGGAACAATTGCCGGGGTTAAGGTTAAAGCCGCCCCGGATAGTAATAACAAATAAATTTTTAGAGCGATGAACAAACAAGTATTAAGCCCCTTTGATTGCGATATGTGCGCAATGATTGAGGACATTACAAAGCAAGAAATTGAGGTTACAGCGTCCGACACCTCAATACGTTTAAGTTGGGCGCAAAATGGAAGCGAGGGAAACGATAAAGCCGAGGGGCAAAGGATTGAGGCGTTAAAACAGGCAATCCGGGGACGATTGGGCGACCGCTTTATTGAGTTCTTTTATGACGATGGGAGGCAATCGGTTTATATGAAGTACGACCCGGAGGAATACCCGGAGGAAATGCGCACCCGATTAAGCGACCCGGACGCCACGGCGGGAACCCGGTATTGTCGCACCTTGTTAGAGGTTGACGCAATCCAATTTAGACGGGACAACGTGGACGCCGTATTGAGATTTACCGGAGGCGGAACGGTTACGACACCACGAACCCCGGACGGCAAAGCAATATTTTCTTTTCCCAATGGCAACGGCATATTCGTTGACGTGCCGGAAAGTTGGTATATTATCCGGGAATTGAACGGACGATTTACCGCCCGCCCGGAAAAGGATTTTAAACGGGAATTTGAACCCAAAGGAACCCCCGCCGAGAATTACACGGAGCAACCCGCCCGTCCGGTTGTTGCTCAAATTGCCAATCTGTTTAATGAGTTGTTCGGAACAAACATTGCGTCCCGTTGCCGGAAAATGGAGGAAGAATTTAACGAGTACAAAGCGGCAATTAAACACGCATTGCCCGAATTTGACGACCCCGGACGAATGAACGCCGTAATTGATGAATTGGCAGACCTTAACGCCGTCGTATTTCATTCCGCCGTAATATTAGGCATATCGCAACGGGATTTGTTGGAAATGGCATACGACAAAGTAAAAGGACGCCAAACCAACCCGAATTATAAACGGACGCACCCACACGACGAAAGGTTTTGCGGTAATTGCGACAGTATTACAAGCGAGGACGCCAACGGGAACGGTTATTGTTATACGACCGAAAGCCCGGTTAATTGCGAGAACCCCGGTTGCGAACAATGGCAAAAAAGACATTCCCAATTTATGAACGATAAAAAATAATAGAGCGATGATTAACAGAGAACAATTTATTAACGAGATTGCCGAGGTAGTAAACCGTAATTCAATGGAAAAGGCGTTTAATGATACCCCGGATTTTATTTTAGCCCGCATTGCGGTTGAAGCAATGGAAATGTTTACACGTGCAAGCGCACACCGGGACGATTTCCACGAATTTAGAACGGCAGATTATGACCGGAAATATAAAGCGATTTGCGAAAGCGAAAAGAAAGCAAAGCCCGTGAACACTTGTAAGGGTTGCCCGCTTATCAACGTTTGCCCCGCCGTCCAAATGGAAAAGCAACCGGAGCGTAAAAGGGAGTACAAAAAACCGGAGGCGCACGACGTCCCAAAAGAAGTGGAAGCAATGGCGGCGTTCTTTGCTGATATGTTCCCCGGTTCCAAAATACAAATCCAACGGGTTGATTTGAAAAAGAACCCCCGGAACAAATGCCGGGCAAAGAATAAACGGAAAGGAGGGCGACGCAATGAAAAATAAATGTTCGTCGGAAATTCCTAATATGCCGACCGGATGCGCCCCGGATAATCGACGCCCCGAAAAGATATGCGGAACGTGTCGATATTTCAACCCGGAATTTCCGGTAAATGGAAAGCCCGCCCCGGTATGTTTGGCAATAAAGGAAATGAAAGGGGGAACGGAATACACCAACCCCCGTGGAACGCAACATTATTTTCGTTGCTCAAATGGGAGATACGAAAACGGTAT